CAGCACCAGCACCAGCGCCTGCACCTGCACCTGCACCTGCACCTGCACCTGCACCTGCACCTGTAGCCATGCCAGCACCCCCAATGTTCGCTGCTCCCGCCCCTGCACCGGCAACGGCCGCTGCGGCACCATTCACCGATGTCAAAGGGATGATCGACTACGTGATGGGTGTCTACAGGGAGCTGGGTCCACAAAAGGGCGCTCAGATTCAAAACGTCCTGACTGGTCTGGGATACCAGAACATAAATGACGTGAAACCGGAGCACTACAGTGCTCTGTTCCAGGGTGTTGAACAACTGAAGGTGGCATGACCATGAGCATCAATATTGAGAAAAATATCCCCATGCCGAAGAGGGCACCCGTCGCAAGACGGCGCGTTGAAAAGTACCCCGAACTTCGACAACTCGAAGTTGGTGATTCGTTCATGGTGCCGATCGCCGACACGACGCTGCGAATGCATACCCGTCGCGTGACCAAGGAGACCGGCAGCAAGTTCGTCGTTCGCTCTGTAGTCAATGACGCGGGCGATGTGATCGGATCACGAGTCTGGTGCAAGGCATGAGCACCCACGCCAAACTGTCACCCTCCAAACGACACCGCTGGGCATTGTGTCCCGGCAGTGTCAGGGAGGAGGCAAAGTACCCAGAGGAACGCAGCGGTCCTGCTGCCATCGACGGTACCCATAGCCATACGCTGCTGGAGCACTGCGTCAAGGCCGGGCTTGCCGACCCAACTTTGATAGTTGGCGTCAGAATGATAGATGAGGAGGGCAAGTTCGTAATCGATGCCGATCGGGCTGCTCGGGTCAAAATGGCAATCGAGTACGTCAAGAGTCGTGTGACCCATCTCAACGGTATGGCTGAAGTCGTCCCGGAGACTCGCGTCGACCCTCAGTGGTTCACCAACAGGGACGATCTCAGTGGTACGGTGGACATCCAGATCATCGGCGGCGGTGTGCTGGAGATCATAGACTACAAGGATGGTATGGCAGAAGTGCCCGCAGAAGGCAACTTGCAGCTTGAGCAGTACGCTCTGGGCAAGCTGGCAGAGTGTCGCAAGGGTTACAACGTGCCAGACCAGTACCCGTGGCGCGAGGTGCGCATGACCATCATTCAGCCCAAGCTGGCGCTGAAGGGCATGTCCCCTATCACCACATGGACTGTTCCAGTGAGTGAGTTGTTGACCAAGATAAGCGTGCTGGTTGATCAGGCAAGGGCGACGGACAACCCCGATGCCCCCCTGATCCCAGGTAACAGTCAATGCAAATACTGCCGAGCCAAGGGGGCTTGCTCCGCGCTGGCAGGCAACGTAATGAAGGAGGTGGGAATCATGTTCCAACCAATCGCAGATCAAACATTCGAGATCGCGCAGCAAAGCGCGGACAGAGACCCGGCAGTCATGAGCGACGATCAGATTCGTCAGGTCATGGAAGCCGCGCCACTGATGCGCCAACTCCTCGAAGCAGTGGAAAAAGAAGCCCTGCGTCGTTTGGAGGCAGGTCAGTCAATCCCCGGTCTCAAGCTGGTCAATGGTCGTGGCTCCCGCACTTGGGCGCTGCCCGAGGAGGAGATGGCCAAGAAGCTGGTGAAGATGGGCATCCCCAAGACCGCGATCTATGAGACAAAACTGGTTTCTCCTGCTAAGGCTGAAAAGCTGGTGTGGGAGAAGCGTGACGGCACCAAGGTGTCGCTCACCCCTCGTCAGATGAGTCGAATGGAGCAAGAGTACGTCAGCAAGATGGCTGGCAAACTCACCGTGGTCCCAGAATCTGACAGTCGTCCGGCTGTCGTCAAGAATGCTGCGCCGATGTTCAGCGTAGTAGAGGCAGCTCCCGCTGCCGAATCCGTGCCCTCGTGGCTGTCGTAACACTGAAAGGTAATCACCATGTCCGAAATCATTTATCTGTCCAATGTTCGCCTGTCGTTCCCCCACCTCGCTGAACCTCAGCGTCAGGTCAACGAAGCTACCGGCAAAGAGCGCATCTCGTACAATTGCGAGTTCATCATGCCGCAGGATCACGCTGGCTTCACCCAGTTCATGCAGCGCTACGGATCAATGGCACTGGAGAAGTGGAAGGAGCACGCCCAGACCATCATGGGCATGATCCAAAACGACCGCAAGCTGCGCTGCTTTGGCCGCGGGGAGGAGAAAATCAACAAGAAGACCTTCCAACCTTATGACGGTTACGCCGGCAATGTGTTCATCACCAGTGGTCGTGAATCACAACCGCAGATGATCCAGGCCGACGGTCGACCAGTCGACCCGAGCAACACGATGGCCTACCAGCAGCTTGCCCGCAAGATGTATGGCGGTTGCCGCGTCAATGCTGCCGTCAAACCATGGTTGCAGGAAAATAAACACGGTCGAGGGGTTCGGTGCGATCTGATCGCTGTCCAGTTCGCTGGCGACGACACACCCTTCGGTGAAGGCGCTGTCGATGCGTCGAACCTGTTTGGTGTTGTGGCTGGTGTTGCTCCAGCGGGTTTCGCGCCTGCCGGTATGCCTGCTGCACCGTTCCCTGGTGCATCGGGTGGTATGCCTCCGTTCCTCGGCAATCAATAACGTTACCGCGTGGCCGAAAGCTGCACTCGTGCAGTGAGTAGGCCACATCATCCTGGTAAGTGTAATGAGCGACTGGATTTACGACATTGAGACGTTCCCGAATGTCTTCACGATTGCATTTGAGCACGCTGATGCGCCGATCCGTCTCATGTTTGAGATCAGCGACTGGCGCAATGACTCCCGTGAGATCGTAGCGTTTCTCCTGCTCCTCAAGGAGTCCAGCGCACGCATGGTGGGCTTCAACAACCTCGGGTTCGACTACCCGATACTGCACATGCTGATCCGCATGGGTCACAGTGATGCCAAGACGTTGTACCAGAAGGCGCAATCGATCATCGCATCACAAGATGGTGATGAGAGTCGATGGATACACCTTGTCAAATTGACCGACCAGTTCGTGACGCAGCTCGATCTGTTCAAGATTCACCACTTCGACAACAAAGCTCGCTCCACCAGCCTCAAGGCGCTGGAGTTCAACATGCGTGCCGACAACATCGAGGACCTGCCGTTCAAGGTTGGTACCGTACTCACTCGGGAACAGGTCGAAGTGCTCAAAAAGTACAACCAGCACGACGTGAGCATGACCAAGGCGTTCTATCATAAGAGCCTTGATATGATCCATTTCCGCGAAGAACTCACGCGCAATTATGCACGCGACTTCATGAATCACAACGACACCAGGATCGGCAAAGACTACTTCATCATGAAGCTGGAAGAAGCCGGTGTGTCCTGCTATGACTACTCCGTCAACGGTCGCACCCCTCGGCAGACCAGGCGTCCAGTTATCCGCCTTGGCGACGCCATCCTGCCATGGATCAGCTTCGAGCAGNCAGAGTTCACCAGGGTGCTCAACTGGCTCAAGGATCAGTCGATTACCGAGACCAAGGGTGTCTTCACTGACCTTACCGCAACCATCAATGGATTCACGTTCGTCTTTGGCCTTGGGGGAATCCACGGCTCCATCGAATCAGAAGTCGTTGAGTCAGATGATGAGCATGTGATCATTGACCTCGATGTCACGTCGTATTACCCGAATTTGGCCATCACCAATGGATTCCACCCGGCACATCTCGGCAAAGAGTTTGTCAGCATCTACAAGCACCTGTTCGAGCAGCGCAAGCAGTATCCCAAGAAGTCCGCAGAAAGCGCGATGCTGAAGCTGGCACTCAATGGTGTCTATGGTGACAGCAACAATCAGTTCAGCGTGTTCTATGATCCGCTGTACACCATGACCATAACGCTCAATGGGCAACTGCTGCTATGCCTGCTGGCTGAAGGGCTGATGACGATCCCAGGGCTGCGCCTGATTCAAGTGAACACCGATGGGTTGACTGTGCGGGTGCCGCGCAACATGAAGGTGATGGTCGATATGGTCCGCGCTGCTTGGCAAGAGCGCACCGGCTTGAACCTTGAGGAAGCCATCTACAAGCGCATGTTCATTCGTGATTGCAACAATTACATAGCGATCTACGAGGATGGCGGCACCAAGCGCAAGGGTGCTTACGAGTGGAAGGTGGGCTGGCACCAAAACGCCGGCGGTCTGGTGATTCCAAAGGTGGCCGAGAAGGTGCTGGTCGAGGGCGCACCGATCCGACAGACCGTGAGGCAATGGCCAGACATCATGGACTTCATGTTGCGCACCAAGGTACCGCGCAGCAGTTACCTGGCAATCGAGTGGGGTGATCAGCAGCCTCAGCAGTTGCAGAACACCACTCGATACTATGTCGCCGAGGGTGGTGGTCGATTGTTCAAGTGGATGCCTCCGCTCAAGGGCAAGCAGGAGTGGCGCAAGATTGGCGTAGAGAGTGGCTGGGGGGTTCAGCCGTGCAACGACATTCGTGACGCTGGTCGTCTCCCGATTGATTTTGATTACTATATCAGAGAGGTGGAGAAACTATGTCTGGGAATAGCATGAGTCTTTGTGGCGATTGTAAAACGGTAGAATGTTGCATGAGTAATGGGTGTCGTGTTCCTATAATACAGCCATGTGATATTCGAGAAGTGTCACATAAAGAATGGGAAGATTGGAAAATGCGGGGGGCATTGACGCAGCAGGTTGCGGGCACCCATTACAAAGATATGGTGATCCAGCCGGCGGAGTATGTTCACGCCAATGGTCTTGGGTATTTCGAGGGGAACGTAATCAAATATGTCAGTAGATGGCGCAAGAAGGGGGGTCTTTCCGATCTAGAGAAAGCAAAACACTACATTCAGCTTCTGATCGAGTTGGAGAGCAGTCGTGTTGGAAAAGCAGATTGAGGCGAGGGTCTGCGACTACGCCAAGACCAAGAACGTGCTGGTCTATAAGTTCACCAGCCCCGCTCGTGCCGCTGTCCCTGATCGTTTGTTTGTGCGGCCCGATGGCGTGATCTTCTTCATCGAGTTTAAGCGCGGGGGTCAGAAACCCACTGACGCACAAGAACGCGAACATGATCGATTGCGCGGCCACAGGGTCAACGTATTCGTAGTAGACAACGTGGACGCTGGCAAGCTGGTCATTGATGTAATGACAATGGGATTGGAATAAATGACATGCGAACAATGCACCTTTTTGCAGGAGTCGGTGGTGGACTTCTCGCAGACCTCATCCTTGGACATACCCCAGTGGTTGCAGTCGAATGGGAACCCTACGCCTGCCGAGT